TCCCTCGGAGGATTGGTTTACCTGCTGGTTCGTCCTGCTCAGTAGATCACTGAGTTTGTAGACCAGCCGTTCGAGGTTGAAGTCTAGTCTTAGGTCGGTGGTGGGGAGTTTCACCGTGAACCACCGCGTTTGAACCTCGGCCTAACCCCTCCCGCTTCCCAGTTCCCGGTATGTTCCACGTGGAACCTGTGGAATCTGCCGGTCTGACGGAAGTCGAATGCGTTGTCATCCCTCAAAGCAGAGGATGAGGTTTGCAGCGATACCCCCTCGTCGTCTTTGACAAACCCTGTAGCAGTTGCGGTGTCTGGAGAATCGAAGTACCTCACCTGAAGTCGATCACAGAACGAGTAGGCATCCTCGTCGCCCATATCCCCCGTAGTGAAGGACGAATCCTCAGCGGTACCTGAGAAGGTTTTCAGAACATGGTCGTCTGTAAAAACGGCCCCGTTTTCGGCAGCTGCGAGCCAGAACGGCGAATCGTAGGAGATTGAGGGGCCAGAATCGTAGGTCGTGATGAGGGGGGATCCCCCGTCATAGGTTATCGCCGCGACGACGAAGGAAACCACTGCCTCCACATCGTGTGTGACGTATCCCCATCGACCTGTGAGCGTGTGGTAAACCAGGCCGGAGTCGCAGATTGACGATCCTCCGGTGGAGACGAAGAAGATCCACGCGAGGTTTCTTCGCTTGTCCCAGAAGGCTTTTGTCCGGTAGTTATAGACCGGGTTGAGGTTGCTGGTGAACCACTCTCGAACTTTCCCATCAGCGATTGACTGTGGTCGGACCCCATCAAATAGATAGATGTTGTCCTCAGCAGCGAAGATGTGGGCGTATCCAATGTTTATGACCGCCTCTTGCCCAACGCACCCGATTTCCGTTGTGACTTGGACGAAGTCCCAGACTGAGGGAGGACCGGCGTATCGGCCGATGAACATGGCTCGGCGTTTGTAGACGATGAGATCGTCGCCGAGCTTCCTGCCAGCAGTGATAGGACCGCCGCCTTCAACGAGGCGGCCGGTAGCGCACTGAGTTGCGACACTTGGGGTCCAGTCAGTCTCATCATACTGAGCGCAGGAAAACCATCGATCTGTACTATCACCGAAGGTAGTTTCGTTGGTATGTAGCGCAAGGACGAACCCCTTGAGTGATTCGACGATCTGGGCTTTGGGTGCGGCAGTGATCGTCGCGAAGTTGCCGCTGGTGCTACGTTGTATTTTCTCGCTGATCGTCGCCGCGATTGCTGAGTTGCCGAACTGGCAGAAGCTCCATCGGTCGTCCGTTCCGAGACTGTAACCAGCGGACGAAGCGGAGACTGTGCCCCATGCCGTGGACCCAGCTTCGAATAAATTCGTACTGGTCCCCGCAATAAGCCGGTTCACGCCAGACAGATTCCGTAGCAGAGCGGCGCCCCGGCATTCCGCAGGTAAGGCAGATGGGCCTGCTGTTACCGTGGATGGGCATGCCTGTATCCCCTTCTGCGTTGGGATGATCTGGCTGGCATCCAGGATCGCGCCTGGCGTCAGTTCATCGACGTCGGGAACAAATCCTATGAATGGGATCATGGGGTAAAGGTGTCCGGTCGCACTCTCATCGGTCCAGCGGAGAGGGACACTTTCTCGGTCAGGTTCAGTTCGGCCACGGTCTGCTCGAACTTCTGCATGTACCTGTCGCGCTCCACTCCATCGCGGAGGTAGTCAAACGCCTCTACAAGGCTCCCGTACAGGTAGACCTCGGGGGCATTGGTCAGCACCCAATTCGTGTCGCTGGCGGCCGATAAAGCGGTGTAGGCGTGATAGTAGTCAAGTCTCGCAGTCGAGTCCCCGCCGCCGGCAACTTTGATCTGTGAGCCCGAGAAGGTGTAGTTGATGGGGTCGGTAGCGAACTCGGCCAGCTGGTCGTAGACTTCCTCGGGAACGTAGGAAAGCACGTTTCCATCAACCACCACCGACCGAACCTCCAGCATGTCTGTCGGGAGGCTTCCTAAGTCGTCCGTGAGCGTGATCGGCAGCGCAGTGAGTTGGTCACGGGTGCGCAGTTTCTTGCGAATCTTCGACTCCGCGAGCCTGACGAAATCCGGCGCCATCGCTGTCAGATTGGTTTTGTTGGACCAATCCAGGATCGACGTTTTCAGGTCCGCATAGGTATTCAGAGCCATCTATCGCCTCACGGGGTCTGGCTTGATGCTCAAGTCTAACGGATGTGAGCCCTTCCTAACAAGCACTCCCATTGATGGGCCCTCAAAGAAAGTGTCCAGTATCTCGTTCTGCCCGAAAAGCAGCTTGAACCGCTCCATGGGCCACCTCCAGTAATCCGAAGGGTAGCCGTGATAGCCCTTCCTTGGGTTGGCCAGGGTCAGGAACAGGAGCCCTTCTGGCTTCAGGACGCCCCACATGTTCTCTATGGCGTCTTTCCATGCCGCCATGTGTTCCAGTGCGTCACAAGAAACAACGCAGTCCCAAGAGTCAGGCCCAAACTGAACCAGCAGGCCAGAAGAATCGACAACTTGGTCCACTCCGGGACCGTCCACCATATCGCACCCAACGCTGATAGCGAGAACGTCACGCACAGTGCCATTAACAATCTGGCTTCCAACTTCGAGGACGTTTCCACTGATCTTCCCCCTATGTTTTTTGGCGAAGGTTAGAACCGAGTTGTTCACTTGATGCCCTCGCCCCGCATGTCTCTGATCGGTTGATGGGTCTGTGCTTTGTGGAACGTGACCACCAAGCCAGCTTTCGTCATCAAGTCACCAAGTTCGGCTTGGGAATAGCACCAATGATGCGTCATCTCCGGCCGTTTCCACGATGGATCGCCGAACAAGCCCCACATCGTCAGGTTCACCGGGATTGGCTTCTCTCGCTCAATATGCCAGTTGAATATCTGGATGATGCTGTCGAGGCACGGGAGTTCTAAGACAAGTTTCCCGCCGTACTTAAGGACTCGCACCCAGTCTTTGAGGATCGCCTCGCAGTCGTATCGGTAGCAGTGCTCGAAGACGTGGTAAGCGTGAATCTCGTCTGCTGTCTCGTTGCCGAACGGGAGTCTCTGGAATACATCGCAGATCACATCGGCATCGGTCAGGTCGCAGTTAGTAAAGCCTTCAAGCTTTCGCGTCCCGCACCCGAGATTGAGCCGCAAATTACTTTCTCCCAAGCATCCGATACCAGGTCAGGCGAGAACCGCACTCTCACCAAGTCTTGAAGTGCTCTTACACGCGCCACCAAATCCGAGTCGGTACTCTCATAGGCCCGGTCAAGTGCGAGTCCCAAATCGTCGTTTCCCAATCCGAGTTCACCGTACGCGGGTAGGTGTCCGCATATTGGATACTTGCCGTATCTGATTGACCTAACTGCACGGTTCGCGCTCTTTGCTTGCGATTTGCCCGTAGGCAAGATGACAACGCGGCACGCTTTGAGACAGGCATCTAGGTGCTCCGGTGTGTAGTTGTGGCTGGCGACAACCGTAAGAGGGTGACGTATAGAGGGAGCAACTCGTTCAAGGTCCGGGAGATTGAGGGAGTGTCCAAACCACAGGACGCCAGAGCCAGTTCCGTCCGGCGCAAGCTCTGCATCCTCGTACGGATCGTCGATGACAGTTGCTCGACGGTGGGTCTCGCGCTCGATGATTTCACGCATTACCTCGGAGTTGCAAGTGATCTGGTCTGCGACCTCACAGGCATGGAGATAGTGCTCCCTTCTTGAGTCTGAGAAGTGATCGTCGCAGACATCGAAGATCATACGCTTGAAGCGCTTTCGGACGGTCGAAACGTCCCAGTTGTGCTTAGACGCGATGATTAGATCGGTGCCGTCTTTCACAACGCCGCGCAGTTTCAGAACCTGGGAAGGGATGTTGTTCCGCAAGCGGGCCGAAGCCAGCTTTGGATGGGTCCACATCCATGTCACACCGATCATTGGTACTTGGAAAGTAACCTTCTCAACACAGGCTCCCGGTGAACCGATCTACCCATCAATTCCTTCCACGACACGGTGGAGTTCATCAGGTCGGATTCGCGGTTCCACACCGCATCTTCTGGGAGCCCCTGAGTCTCAGGGAAACACGGGAGACCTTGGGTGTAGTGATACAGCTTCGCGTCCTTCGGTTCTTGATAGCCAACGCAGTGATTCCACGATGGGTCTAACTTCCCGACATATGGAGCCCACTTAAGGTCGAATAGCTGATTTTCTTCATTGTCGATGAACTCAGGAGTCAGTCTGGAACAAGCAGAGCAGTTGAACATCATCATGCTGGCCCACTCGAATTTCGGCTGTTCCTGCATGACTGATACAGCGCTCATCTCCTCGCTGTTGA